ATCACAGCAAGGACGCACAGCATATGCTATACCATCTCACATACGGTCGTAACACACCAACAGGCCGAGTCTCAGACCTTGACTGGCAGATGTATTGCCAAGAGGTACTCGACGCTAATTTCGACGGTTACACAGTACAAGACGCAACGGGAACGTGGAAGTCTGACTTAGAAGATACCAAGATAGTTAGCATTGACACACGCAACAGAGACAAGATCGAGGGTGTTGCCGAGCTATACAAAGAAATGTTTGACCAAGACGCAGTTGGTCTATTCTGTACACCATCAATGGAGTTTATCTAATGAAACAATGGTCACAACAGCACTTCACAGGGCTGACACACAACCAACACACAGTAAATAATCATTGGTTCTTTCAAATGACTAATTTACTAGCCGAAGACGGACGACTATTCGTACCGACATTAAACAAAACATTCAACAAACAAGGAGAAGAAGTATGACAAACCCAATGGAAAACGCTTATCAAGCTATCATGGACACATATACACCACTAGATGTGAAGGACATCATCAGTTGTGGTGCAGCTAGACAGGCAAAGCATCACAAAACAAGGGATGAAATACTTGAATTTTATTCTGAACACAACGAAGGCATGCACCATGAGCTACTTGACGCTAGCGAAGCTGTATGTAAGTCATATTTATTCATGCAATACTGCTACAACCAGTCAGACAAGTCGCCAACTGATCAATGGGAGTTCGTCAAGGACGTGTTATACTTATACATTGACTTAGTTGCACATGATCTTGCAGATACACATAACTTATACAATACATCTCGTAAAGAGATAGAAGATGAGGTCTTAAGAATAGACTTTGAACAAAGAAAGAATCAATTACAAGTTATAGACGGAGGAAAGAATTAATGCCATTTAACACATACATAGATGACAAGGACATGATACCTATATTATTATCCTATGACTGGACGATATGGAAGAATAAGTGGACTGATTGTCCTTATCCAACATACAGACACATAGAGAAAACACACTTAATAGATTACAAGCACCAGAAAAAGTCTTGGATTACTGACAATCACTTGTCCAAAGTTTAGATCTTTGCTATTATAATAGTATGAATATCTTTGTTACTGATAGCTGCCCAATACAGTCAGCTCGCAACCTACCCGACAAGCACATAGTCAAGATGCCACTCGAGACTTGCCAGATGCTTGCTATCATATACAGCGACTGGTATTATGGCGTCGGTAAACTATACAAATCTGACGGCACACCATATCGTACAGCACATGGTGCATTTCGTAACCATCCATGTACACAGTGGGCTGCCGACAACCAATACAACCTAGCATGGCTTATACAGCACGGTCTTGCACTATGCGAGGAATACACACTACGTTATCACAAGATTCATACCTGTCAGGACGTGATACATCAAGCTACACGTATCTACGACAGTATCTTTGACGTGCCTGTATATGCCGCATACGACAAGGTCGGACGCTTTACTCGTGCCATGCCTGACCATATCAAGTCTGATTTCACAATCACGACTACGACAGCGTATCAACGCTATCTTAACACCAAGCCGTGGGTAGCTACTAACTATCTACGCATACCAACACGTAAACCATCATTTATTACCACCATGCAAACAGTATCATCATCAGACATCAACTACAACAAACCAGACTTCAGCGAGCAACTAGCATCTTATGACGCTAAGAAAGCTATTGATAATGCTTTTAAGGATACACCAGAAGCAAAGCAAGGACTTGTACCTACACCAAAAGCTGCGAAGACTTCACCAGCCAAGAAATCAGGCAAAGCAGGCAGAATCGTAGGTATATCAAAGGACGAGAATGAGTTCCTTCAAACACTTTTACTTGACATCATGGCAGATCATAGCTATGATGAGTTTATAGAGAATAATCAAGCAGCTTACGACAAGCTAGTTGCTAGATACAACAAATAATACAGGAGATAATCATGCCAAACCACTGCCACAACAGGGTCATTATATATGGCTCAGGCAATGACACAGAAGAAACACGTGAGCAGATAGCCAAGCTCAAGGAGATATTCGAGGGCGAGTCTATCTTTACTCACTTTATACCAGAACCTGACTGGCCTAACACACCACTTATGTCTGATCAACTCAAAAGGTATGGCAATATCAGAGGTAAACTAGGTGAACTACCACAGTACGTTGACACAGGCTACGGCAAATCGTTAAGATTTGTATCAACAGATGAGCCTGACGACAGGTGGTACGACTGGAGACTACAGAACTGGGATACTAAGTGGGACGCATACGACGTATCAGTCGACGACGACGATCCTGATCAACTTGAGGTATCATTTGAAACAGCATGGTCTCCACCAGAAGCTATATGCCATGCCATCAGAGATAAATACCCTGACTTAGCAGTCTCGTGGTTCTACGACGAGCCCGGCTGTGAGATAGCGGGGTACTTATGACAAGAGATGATGTACCAGACTACCCAAAGATCAAGCCACTATACATGCTCATCAAGGTCGACGTTGACGCAGATATAGTATATAATCAATGCCAAGCAGGCAAGTATGCAGTTAACCATTGTAAAAAGCTAGAGTATGAACTAGCTGACTGGTACTATCCTGATGACAAGCAGTTCCCATACATAGCAAAATGAAACTAACAGAACTAGAGATAGCTGAGATATGCTACGACATACCTAAACAAAAGAATACTAAAGGTAGAAAGAAACCACAAGCCCTTCGTGCTGCTAAAAAACGTGCGAAACAGCTTATACAACGCTATTCACAATCACGCTTATGACTGACTTATACCGCTACTATTGTGCCGAGACTGATGACGGTCGGCACTTCTGTCTTATGGCTAAGGATGCTATGGAAGCTGCATACAGAGCAGACTTTATGTGCAAGGAATGGTATAAGACTACACTCAAGGATGTATTCCTTGATAGACATGACAACCCACATAGAAGATACAAACCCTATGACCAAGAAGTACTTTCCAAACAACTACAATAAAATAGCCAACAGCCCTGCCGAGTGGTTTGAGCCTATGGAGTATGATCTCTTCATGGACTGGAAGATGAATGGGTGGGTTATGATGCCAGAAACTGAGTGTATTATTCGTACAATTCATTGCGAAACAGGCAAGGTTAAAGAATATACTTATCAAAGACGCTCTGCGGCTAAGAAAAAGTTATCACAATTATTACAGGAACATAAGCATGAGCTAATCATATGTACTGATGATAATATACAGCACCTCAAACCAGAACAATACATTACAGAACATGACGAAGAGAACTTTTATCCCAAGTGATGACGTCTACACTTACGAAAAACAGGCGTTAGACATGCTCTCACCGGAGCATCCACATTATGACGAGGTGTATAAGCACCTTTATGACCAAGTTAGAGACCAGTTAGATGACATTTGTAACACAAGATCAGCTAGACGAGCAGATACAACTAGAGAGGACGCAGATTTCGCAGGGTCTGAAGAGACTTAGAGATCAGACGCTTAAACTAGAGCAGCAGAACTACGCTTCTGCCAGTATATATGGTGTAGCATCTCTTGAGTCGTTACTACCATTGTTAGTTGATAAGATTATGTTAACTAACAAGAAGATACATCAAGGCAAATATGGTGCAGCCTTCAAGGACATACACATATACTTATCTACTATCGAACCGCTTGCAGCTGCAGCCATAGCGTGTAAGATAACATTTGACAAGGTGTTTGGTTACAAAGAAGGTTGTAACATAGCTACTAACATATGTGAAGCTATTGGTAGGTCTATTGAAGACGAGTGTCAGATGAGACACTATGAACAGAACGCACCCGGCCTGCTAGCTGTATTAAAAGAGAACTATTGGCACAAAGCTATAGGTACACAACAGAAATTGACTGTTATCAAGACGTTGATGAACAGATATGATGTTAAACCTTGGCATCCGTGGAGTAGATCTATCAGAATAAAGCTAGGAGGCTGGTTACTTGACTGTATTATGCAAGTTAGTGGTTGGTTTTACAAGCAGAGACACAGATTAGGCCGTAAGACTACGGTATTTATCGTACCAACTGCTGAATTTATGGACATCAAGGATGAGATCATGGCAAATGCTGAGATATTTAGTCCTTTAGCATGGCCTATGTTGATACCTCCAAAAGACTGGTCTAACACGTCTGCAGGGGGCTACATCCTCAATGAACTCATGGAAGGTCACGATTTAGTCAGACGTGGCGATCCCTCCCGTATACAGGGAGATATACCTATAGCTTTTCTCAACAAAATACAACAGGTAAAATATCGGTTAAACCCGTTCATAGTCAATGTCGCTATGCTGTTAGAAGACAGGGGAATAAGTGTAGGTAAATTTCTCCCTATCATAAATTACGAACTGCCACCAAAGCCCTTCGACATAGCTGAAAACAAGGAAGCTAGAAAGAAATATAGAAGGGAAGCGGCAGAGGTAATGAATATGCGAGCAGCAGAGTTCAAGAGATCCTGCCGAACACGCATGACCATGGAAGCAGTACGACGTTATAGGAACAGAGAGTTCTATATACCTTGGTCGTTTGATTATCGTGGTCGTGCCTACCCAATCCCTGCTTTCTTGACACCCCAAGACACAGATTTTGGTAAAAGTTTACTACAATTTGCTCACCCAGCGTCAGCTGATGGAGTTGAGAAGTGGTTAGCTTTCCAAGTAGCTACCAGTTATGGTCTTGACAAGGCTACTATGGAGGAGAGGTTAGAGTGGACACGTTCTAATCACTCACTAATTGCAGCAATAGCTACTAATCCCATAGCATTTCTTGCAGAATGGGAAGCAGCAGAAGAACCATGGCAATTTCTAGCTGCATGTGATGAGTACTATCATTGTTGCATTAAACTAGATAGAGACACTACATCACTACCCGTGGCAACCGACGCTACATGCTCAGGCTTGCAGATACTTGCTGGTCTGGCTCGGGATAAGTCCACAGCCAAGTTAGTCAATGTTGTTCCCTCTGATAAACCACAAGATGCATATCGAAAAGTGGCAGAGACAGCACTAAGCTTAGGAATACCAACTAACGTGCATGATGTATGGGATCGTAAGTGCGTAAAGCGTACTGTCATGACCATCCCATACAATGCAAAACCTTTCTCTAACCGCTCTTACATCAAAGATGCACTTAAAGAGAAGGGTATCGAGATTGATAAAGACGATCTCACCCAGATAGTTAGGACTGTGCGTGAAGCCATGCACCTTATCGTGCCCGGCCCGATGTCAGTTATGAAATGGATTGAGACAGAAGTGTCAAAGTCTATTAAGCGTGGAGCTAAGTATGTTGAATGGACAACACCATCAGGGTTTGTCGTGAAGCAACATATTATGAAGAAGAAGGTAGAGCGGCTAGACTTGCAGCTACTTGGTAGATGTCAGCTATCCGTTGCAACAGAGGACAGCGACTGTGTCGATCTTTCGAGACACAAAGCAGCGACTGCACCCAACCTTATTCACAGCCTCGACGCATCCCTATTACACCTTGCACTTCGGAGCTTTGATGAGCCGATAGCACTAATTCATGACAGTGTGTTAAGCAGGGCTTGCGATATGGACAAACTATCTGCTATAATAAGGGAGACATACATGCTTCTGTTTGCAGAACATGATTATCTCCGCGACTTTGCCCGACAGATCGGAGCAGAGACAGAACCACCGATTATTGGTGACTTACAACCAGAGTCGGTAATAGAATCCACTTATTTCTTTTGTTAAATATGAGCAAAAACGTACACGTCACAGACGAGATACAACTAGAAGGCTTTCAAGCCATACTTGAACCGGGCAAGTTCGGTTACTCTTTATCAGCTGTTGTTGATGAAAGTGTTATCGATGCCTTAGAATTAGAAAGAGAAGCTTTGCTCGGATGGGCACAAAGCAAACTTAAAAACCCTAAAAGGGCTACACTTAAACCCACACCATGGGAGGAGGTAGCAGATGGTAAGTATAAAATCAAATTCTCATGGGGAGAAGATAGACGACCCGGCGTCGTTGACACCGAGGGAACACCCGTTACAGATAAGAAGACACCACTATATGGAGGATCTACAGTTAAACTTGGTTTCTTTCAGAAGCCTTACATACTCAAGGATGGAGTTACCTATGGAAGTAGTCTTAAGCTACTTGGTGTACAGATTGTCGCAATAAAAGAAGGGGCAGGGGTCGATACAGATACAATGGATGAAGCTGATGTAGCTGATCTCTTTGGTAAAACTGAGGGATTCAGAACACCTTCACAATCACCACCGAAGCCACCTATCCCAGATGACGAAGAAGAAGAAGACTTTTAGGTCTAAGTTAGAAGAACAGGTTGCAGACTTACTCACTACAATAGGTGTACCCTATGAGTATGAGACGCATAAGGTAGCATATGTGATTATGCACCACTATAATCCTGACTTCATACTACCTAATGGTATCATGTTAGAGACAAAAGGTTTTTGGGATGCACAAGACAGACGTAAGATACTAGCTGTAGTTAAGGATAACCCTGATATAGACTTACGGATGGTATTCCAAGCACCTTTTAATAGAATCTCAAAGAAATCCAAGACTACCTATGCCCAATGGTGTGAAAAACATGGCATCAAATGGGCTGCGGTACATGCCATCCCCATTGATTGGTTAACATAATGAATGAAAGCGAATTTGTGGCACACGAACCTTGCAATAATTGTGGTTCATCAGATGCTAATTCAGTTTACTCTGATGGTCACAAATTCTGTTTCGTGTGTCAGACATACACCCCTGCAGAAGGGGACACACCCACACACAGAATGAATACAAATGAAAGAGTACAATTCCTCGGATCAGCCGAACAGCTGCACAAGCGAAGAATCAGCGAAAAGACCAATACCTTCTATCGCATCTATCGGTATGGAAATACCTTACGCTTCCCATATTTTGATGAGCATGGACAGGTTGTTGGATTCAAAGTTAAAACCAAATCCAAAGACTTCCACTACGAAGGACGATCTACAGACACTCTATTCGGACAACACCTCTTTCCCACATCAGGAAAGCGAATCGTTATTACCGAAGGAGAACTAGATGCTGCCTCTTGTTACGAAGTTATGTCAGGTTGGCCGATGGTCAGCCTACCTCATGGTGCGACAAGTGCCAAGAAAGACTTACAGAAACAAATCCCATTCTTACAGGGATACCAAGAAATCGTCTTGTTCTTCGACAACGACGATGCAGGCCGTCAGGCCGTTGAATCTGCCTCGGGAATACTCCCAGCCGGTCGTGTTAAGATCGCTCGACTGGACAATTACAAAGATGCTTCAGATGCTCTCCAAGCCGGAGACAGTGAATCTATCAGAAGAGCCATCTGGGACGCTAAACCATACACACCAGATGGAATAGTTGAAGGCAAAGATCTACTGGAGTTAGTCACTCAACCAACAAAAGACTACGATCACCTGTATCCCTTTGAAGGTCTGAATAAGATGGTTCAAGGTATTAGATACGGTGAACTGACAACACTTACCGCCGGAACCGGTAGTGGTAAGTCCAGTCTTGTCAGAGCATTAGCTGTTGATCTTCTCAAAAAAGGAGAGAAGGTAGGCTATCTAGCTTTGGAAGAATCTAATAAAAGATCTGCACTCGGCTTGATGTCGAATGCCAACGGTAAAGCTTATCATATAGGAGAACACAACACCGATGAACTCACAGACGCATTTAACAATACGATTGCTAATTGGCATCTCTATTTGTTTGATGGCTTTGGTTCGTTTGACCCAGATGTTATTTACAATCGGATCGAATACCTTGCCAGTGGACTGGAGTGTCGTATTATATTCCTAGACCACCTCAGTATATTATTGTCAGGACTTGACGGTGATGAACGAAGGATGATAGATACCACCATGACTAGACTGAGAAGTCTGGTAGAACGTACCGGTATAACATTATTTTTAGTATCACATTTAAGGAGGAGCAGCAGTGACAATCATTCGCACGAGGAGGGAGGACGTGTATCCCTCGGACAACTACGAGGCTCTCATTCGATCTCTCAGATCAGCGATTCAGTCATCGCTCTGGAGAGAGACCAGCAAAGCCAAGATGCAAACAACATTACAACTATTAGAGTTCTTAAAAACAGATATTCTGGGCAGACTGGAGTCGCAACACGATTAACATACGACCTATCATCATGCCAATTTTATGAAACTACGAAAGATCCCGAGCCTGAGTTCGATGCAACCGTCGACTTCTAGGCTGATTAGACCCGAACCACCAACGGAGAGAGCCATTGAACAAGCACAATTCAGAGACAAAACCTACTACCCTCCTGTTCGACATAGAGACAACACCTCTAAACGCAGAGAGGACTGAGATACATTGCATAGTCACATTAGACTATGAGACCGGTGAGATTACTAGATACAACGACACCGGACAAGGAGAACCAATTACTAGAGCAGTTACCACACTTATGGATGCTGATACTATCATTGGACATAATATCATTGGGTTTGATATACCAGTGATAAAAGAATGCTATCCTTTCTTTGAACCAAAGGGTAGGATTATAGACACATTATTATTATCAAGGTTATACCATCCTAACATGCTAGACGTAGATCGTAAAGCACAAGTTAGAGGTATGCCACCAAAGCTGTATGGACGCCACTCTTTAGAATCCTATGGCTACCGATTGGGTGAATACAAAGGGAACTTTGGAGAGACATCTGATTGGAGAGAATGGAGCCAAGAGATGGAGGATTACTGCGAACAAGATACTATTGTTACGAGGGAATTATGCCACCATTTCCAACCTTACCTGACTGGGTTGAATTAGAACATCAGGTCGCACACATATTACAACAACAGGAACAACATGGATGGTACTTTAATGAAAGCTCTGCACGGGAACTTGAACAAACTCTCAGAGGAGAACTGGAAGAAGCTACTAACATATTACGAAGGAAGCACCCTTTCGTTGCCGGAGCAGTGTTCACTCCTAAGCGAAATAACAGGACACAAGGGTACGTACAAGGATGCCCCT